ATGAAAGGCCCTCGTGATCTGAAGCGTTATGTTGCCAAGCACAAGCGCCATATCAAAGCATGTCACGGTGACGATCTATTCCTGTTCAAGATGGAGCGCTGCAAGAAGTGGCGCAAACAGAACCGCAGGTCGCGAGATGGAAGCTACGGCACTCATGCCCAACCCCTCTCTCTATGAGGTAGAAGATGGAACCCGCGAACGACAACCGCATGTGGTCAGATCATGGATGGACGTTGCGGGAGCGGTTTCGTTTGGCCAAGGGCATGCTAGCCCATTTCTACCCTGATGGCGATGCGCCAGAGGGAATGATTACAGCAATGGTCAAGGCGTTCGGAGATGTTAAACATGCGGGCATCAATTGGGCGTATCGCGTTCATGGCCATGCAGCCGAGGAATACCTAGACCCAACAGTGGATGACGTTCTTTCTCGCTGCCTCCCTACCCTTTCGGCCCCTTCCAAACCTACTTCTTGAACGCTGACACCAGCGCTTCACTGGTCATGCGTGGCCCCATTTTCCGCGCTGATCCATGCCGAGCTGGACTGCCCATCAACTCGACTAAGTATCTCGCGCATAACTCTAATGTCAGACGCCAGCGAATTGAGCGTGGTTTCGAGGGATCGCATCGAACTTGCCGAATCTCTGACCTGAGCCTCAATGGCACCAATGCGCAGTTCGTGATTGTCGATCATTCGGGTTGAGCTTTCAAGCGCCCCCACCCGCGTTTCGAGCCGCGCGATATTGTCCGCGTTCTGCGCCATGCCTGTCTGCATTTCGGAAATGGTGTAACCCCATGCCACAAATCCAGCGGCAAATCCGATCAGTACGGTGATGGTGTTGAGGTTCCAAACCCATTGGAATTTTGGAGCGGAAACGTTCATGTCACTGCCTTGGTTGGCCACGGGAACCCCTATGTATTCAATGCCCGGAAGGTGCGCCCCGGATGCACCGAGACGCGGTTTTGGTTGTGTCAGCGCCGGAAGCGCGAAGCAGCGAAAGCCCCGGCGTCCGCGATCACGATGGCGGGGATCAAAACAAGCGCCATGTCGTGGATTCGGGCAGGAACGTCGATCACGACGAGATCCAGCCCAAACCAAGGGTTGATGATCTGAACGAGGTAGATCGCTGCCCACCAGCACCCAAAAGGTAAAACGATCAGCCAGCGGCCCACGCTCGTTGCGCTCCATGCCCTTCCTGCCTCGACAACAGCTATGTCGCGCGCCGCCTCGATCTTGGCGATGGTCTGTTCAGCATAGAGCCGTTCGGTATCGTTCTGGGCGTTCAGCTTTGCCTTGTAGGCATCGAGCAGCGGGCCGGTGAACTGGCCGACGATTCCGCCCGATAGCCAGGAGAGGATTTGGCCGATCATGAGATTTTGGCTTTCTTGAGCCGTGTGATCTGGGCCTCAGGATCATCCTTGAGAACAGCGGGACGCGGACGGAGCCAGATGTTCACGAGGAACGCGGCGACCAGAAACCAGCGCTGATATTCAGCCGGCAGAACGGCCAACACTTCGGGGGCGTTGGCAATTTCGGGAAGGGCGAGGGCCAGCACCATGATCATATTCAAAAGCCATGTGCGCCAGCGCGCAAGGGTGCGCCAGAAGGTTTTCATGGGAGAGGAGCTCCGATTGCTTTGAGGATTGCGTAAAGCGCTGCGCCAATCGCGATAAGGCCCGCGACGATTGCTGCCACAGGGCCGCTGGGAGCCTTTTCAGGCTTGGCGGGTGCCGTTGGCGCCGGTGTGGGCTTTCGCGGCTGTGCGGGCTTCTCTGCGCTGAAATCAGCCTGATCGAGCGCTTGCTCGAACTTGGTGGCATAGCCAGCTATCATCACGGCCCGGTCTGTGCCGTTGACGATGCGACGGGCTTCGACATAATCGGCCTTGATGGCGTTGATGTAGTCGGGGAGTTTCTTGCCGGTAAACCATCCTTCCATCATGCCGCGAATGAGGATATGGGCAGCGATGGACGGTTGAAGCGCAAGCTCGGGCTGGTGGACCAGATCAATGCCGAGTTTCTTGCCAGCCTTGGCGTAGTTATCGCGCCATGTGAGCTGAACGTAGCCCCTGCCGAAATAGCCGCCCGACCAGTAGTCTCGCTTCACCCATGGCAGCTTGCCGGACTTCCATGCCTTGGTCAGAATTTCCTTGGCTTTGGCGTCGGTCTTTGCCAGTGTTTCCCGAACCGGCTGCATGGTGCGGGCCGTCTCGTGATAGGTCGTGGCGAGGATATAGGCGAGCTTGCGCGGGTCGCCATCGCCCATTTGCTCCCACGCCCTGATGATGACGTTAAAGCCATCCACCTGCGCTTGCGTGAGCGTCCCGCCGAATACGGTTTCGCGCACGACATTATAGAACGTCGCGTTGGCCATCACGGCCTCCTTATCGATGTGTTGGGGTTTGGCTTGGGATCGAACGAGCCTTAATGGCCGTTTACCCATGCCCGTTGACAATGTGATACACTTGTCCCCATATGAGGGGGCCTGAGTGAGCCCCTCAGGAGAGACCCGAAATGACCGATGCACCAATTAAAGTCACAGTGACGTTTGAGCGTCGCGAGGATGGCGGCCTGCGCGTTTGGAGCGCGGACCTGCCCGGACTCGTGCTGTCGCACCGCGATATCGATGCCATTCTTGCCGATGTGGTCGAAGCCATCGGAGCGATTGTTTCTGACCGTATCGGCTCACCTGTAGAGGTCCAGCCGCTTCGCAATATCCGCGAGGCGCTTGAAGACCAAGGCGTTGTTGATCCCATGCCTGCGCTTCCCGGTATTCGGGAATATGTGGCGTACCACACTCACTGACCATTGATACCGGGGCGCTTCCTACCGAGGGACCAGTGGGAAGCGAAGTTGCGCCGATGGGACTGCACGCCGCTTGAGGGAAAGGGCGCGCTCAACACCGCCGAATGGTGGCGCGGCGCCGCTCCCGATCGCATGCTCTTTACCGTCCCCGTCGAGCCCGACGGCTCGTGCGACTATTGGGCAATCTATCGACTATGCCAGGATCTTGGTCGGCACCCCAATGAGGCTGGCCCGGACAACTGACCCTCCCCATTGTTTCACCTGTTGGATAATGAAAAGCCCCGCTCTGTGGCGGGGCGGGGAAGCGCTGTTACTCGGGCGGAACGTATGGAGCCCAATAACTGTCCCATGGCGGAAGTCTGGCGGGATCGGGGTCATCGTTTCGATCTGACGGCCCGAACGCCTATTTCGCGCCTTGCTGAAAACACCCTAGTAGCGGCGGGCGGGGGTGCCCTCGCTCCCGGTTGAGCCGCCCCATTAGTGCACGAAGATTTTCCTCAACAAACCGACTGCCCTTAACACCATCCTTGTAAGACGGGTCAATCACAAACCGGCCAGAAGACGACTCTTTCAGTCTGTCGTAATCCGTTACCCCGTGCTCGACCAGAAGCACTTCGACGGCCTTCGCGAATGTATCGCCGCGCCTCTCGGCTATCATATCCTTGAAATAGTCAGGCCGACCTGAAGAGGTCGTTACCAGAACATCCCCTTCTTCAAGCAGTTCAACGCGCTCTTCATCATCGCTAGTCATTCTCTGAACTCCCTTTTAGAAGCTGGCTGTAAGTGCCACGTACCACCGAGCCGCACCGATATGGATTACGATCCTCGGGGTGCCGCCTGTGTCCTCGATATAGGCTGTGCCGCTACGTGCAGCGCTGGCGCCGGGGCGGTTCGCCGTTGTAATGACAGGCAATCGATCGAAGTCCAAATTACTCCACGAACTGATGCTCGTGTCTGCCGTCTGCCCGGTGAACCTGTTGGACATACCCAATCGAAGGTTCGTGTTTGCGCTGGACCTAAGTCCCCAGTGAACCTTATTGGCCGCAGGCGTCCAGTTCTCACAGTGATCGACATGGCTATCGATAGAGTTGTTGATGTCGATTGCCGCAATGTTCGCATAATTAGCGTTATTCGCATCGAAGACCTTATGACCTAGGATGAATACGCAGGCCGGGCCGTTCACGTAAATCGATTGGGCGTTGGCAAACTGGCTTCGGTTGCCAATAATCGTGAACCCCATGGGGCCGGTATTGGCAGAAGGCGTTCCAACCGCGCCGACCAGGGCGACATCGATATTGTTTGAATAGAAAGTGTTTGAGCTAATTACCGTATCGCGGGCCAGTGCGGTTCCCGGCTCCGTAGCGTTGATAACAACAGCACCGAAACCCGTTTGCCCAGAGCCAATTCCGTGAGCACACAATTCGAAGTTATTTCCGGTAAGCGTATTTTGCTCAGACTTCTTGATAAATATGCCAGCCTTAGAAAGACCGTAGAAGTTGTTGCCACCGATCAGGGCTTCTTTTACTTCCTCCGCATATAGGCCATACGGCGTCACTTCGAGAGTGCATCCCTGAATATGTGGTTCCTGCGCCCCCGCCGTGCCGAGTTTAATGCACGCGTTGCCAAGCTGCACAAAGTACAGATCGCGCAATCGAGCCGAGAACAGCGACGTACCGCTGTAAGCCAGGTTCAGGGCGTTCCCGGTCCCGACACCATTCCCAAGCCCTTGGAATACGAGACCATAGAAGCCGTAGATGTACGACCCGTCGAAGTGGTTTGCATTCCCCGTGGTCTGAATCAGTATCGTTCCGTCCGACGCGGCCACGCCGTTGCCCTTCACGACCATGGCCCTGACGCCTAACGTGATTACGTCCGTTAGACGATAGCCGCCACTTCTGAATTTCAAAGTGTGTCCGGCACGGTGGTGCGGTAGCTGTGTCACTCCATCCGCGAAGTGCGTCGGGATGCTATCGACAGCCGCCTGGATAGCTGCGCTGTCACTCACTGCCGGAACAAGGAAGCTCGGATCGGAGTACCAGACCTCATCAAGTCCGGGATTAGTAATGCCACCATCGCCCCGGAAATATGCCTCACCAACAGCACCAAACCACATAGGATCACGAATGTTCTTGTGCACCAACCATTCCGCACGGACCCATGTGTAGGCAGTGTCGTGGGTTGAATTTACGAAAATGCCTTCGGTGGTGTCTGCTGAGCGGACCAAAAGATCGTACTCACCGAGACTGGAAACAGCCAATAGCCGGAAAGGGCCGCTGCGCTTTGCGTCTATCAGGTTCGCAGCATTGTACCGCGCCGTATCCAGCGATTTCATGGCCGTCCTGGAATACACGACTGGCGCCATTGTTAGGGCCAGATCAGCGCTAATGGCATCCGTCCCAACACTGTTAGATGGCGCCAAGAGCGAGATGTTATCGACGGTCTGTACAGTCACGCCAGCGGCGGTTTTGAGGACCGTCTTGTAGGCTGCGGCGACAACATAGATGGGCGGGAAGATTCCATCTGCGCTCGCAACGACAGGATTTGCGTGCGGCGTGGTTTCTCCAGCATCCTGGTATACCGTTGTGGGCGTAGTTGTGCCGGCCTCATAGAAATACAGCTCGGCGCCAGCCAGCGGTAGACCGCTGGCGTCTTCAGGTTGCATGAATGACGATGCGAAAATTACGCCCATTGGGAAGCCTCAATCGGTGGAATGGTCGGGGGATGTGGGGAAGATGTTTTAGAAATAGACGGTCACGGTCTCGCGCTTGCCCGTGTCCTTGTTCTTGCGCATGACCTGCCTGGGTTTGAGCTCGCGCCCATCCGACTTGGCGACGAACTTGACCGCGCCGGCGTCGTTCTCGCGGCGGCTTTCTTTGCGGGTGCTGCCCATCTCGATTTCCTCGCGCCCCTGGTGGGCAAAGACCGAGCCATCATCGCGGGTATTGAGAACAGGCAGAGCGGCCAGTGCCCGACCGCGTGAGCCATCTGCCGCGCTTCCCATCAGGGATCGTGTGCGCTCATCGATCTTGAGCCCGTTACCAATGTCGCCGCCGGATTTCGGCTTGTTGCCGCCATTGGCGTTCGCTGTGAGAAAATTCATGGGGTTCATGTTGAGGAATGAATCTCCGCCCTGCGTGGCCGCGAAATAGGCGCTGAGGGCATTGGGGGGCGTCGTTGGCGCTGCGCCAGCCTGCTGGTTTGCGGCGGCCAGTGCCGTAGGCGGCGGGGCAACTGTCGGAGATGCGACTCCGTTGTAGGCATTGCGCAGCCATTCCGGGGCATTTGATCCGCGCCCGCCTGCCCCCCAAACGGCAGGCTCGCCAAATCCAATGTGCATCGATCCGGGGCGCATGTAGCCTTCGCCCGCGCCGAACCCTGTTAGCCCTGCTTGCCGCCCCTGCTGCACGATCTGCTCAAATATCCGCTGGTCGTCTGGGTCAGCCCAATCGAGGCGTCTGCCGTCCTTGTAGAAATACACATCAGCGGCGCCACCGTGGTCGTGACGCGTCGAACCCACCCGCGCGCCCTCTCCGGCGGCGGGCTGTCCACCAGAGAACACTTCCATTTCGACGCCCAACTCGGGCAGGAACGACATAGCGCGCACCAGATCATCGCTGAGGGGCTGGTTCCGGGTCGCGCCTTGGTTGGCGTATCGAATGAAATCGGCCATGTTTTGCGTCCATAAAAAGGCCCCGCTTGCGGGCGGGGCTGAGAGGGATTAGATTGGTGCCTCTTTTTTGGGAGGCTGAATGCTGAAATATGCTGTCCTAGCGATTGCGGTACTGAGCGCCGCAGGATGTTCAACCACTCGGGCGGAGCAAATTTCCGCCGCCCAAGAAACATGCCGTGCCTACGGATTTACAGACGGGACCGAGCAGTTTTCCGAATGCGTCATGAGAGTCGATACAGATCAGCAAGACCGCAAGCGCGCCGCCTTGGCCGGGTTTATGATGAGCCAACAGGCCAATCGCCCGGTAACCTGTAACACTACGGCCAACGTGTACGGCTCGTTCGGAACGTCGAGCACGACATGCCGATGAAGGACATTGATCTCGGGCCAAACGAATACCGCCGGACGGGTGCGAAAGAGCCATTTTTCTTGCCCGGGGCTGGGATGATTGCCGCGACGTGGGCGGGATTTTCAGTCGCCGCCATTATCGTAGCATTCGCGCTGAGCTTTCTCCCCTGGGATTGGGCTTACGATCTGGGATACAACTTCTCGTGCAACTACATTACTGGGTCATGCCGCCCGCAATAAGCGCGCGCATGGGGATCGTTCCCTGCTGAGCCAGACTTGCTCCACCAAAGCCACCCAATGCAGCCCCGCCCGCTGCCAGAGCCCGCATCGCCGGGGAAGCTTGCAACGCCGCTCCACCTGAACGAGCAACTGCCGACGCGACACGCGCATTGTTCAAGGTCATGGAGGTGGCCGCCTGACGACCCGCAAATCCAGCGCCCATTGTTGCCCCAGCCGCAAGGCCGCCAGCCACTGGCCCGCCCAGAGAGTTCCCGATATAGTACGGCACACCACTGGTCATTCCGAGGCTGACAATTCCGGTTGGCGCAAGTTTTCCCAAAGCCCGAAGTGAGTTTTCAACAGGACCGCCACGCGCAACATTTGTAATGGACGAGACCATCTCAGGGCTAAGCCCTTTCAATTGGCCCTTGATGATCTGGCGCTCAAGGGCCCGGAATTCTGTCCGCAGCGCGTTCTCGAACCCTGAGCCCGAGAACTGGCCGGAGCGTGACACGGCCAACTCAATGGCTGTGTCGATCATTTCTCCAGTTTTCATCTGACGGTAGAGCTGGTTGGCCTGCGCGATCTGAGGGGCTATAGGGTCAAGGAACTTGTGGAACTCGTCCATCATCGCCATGGCAATGCGGCGCTCGTCGGCGTCGGTGCTTTTCAGAGCATTGCCGATAAGCTTGCGCACCGCCTGCATCTGATCGACATTCAAACTTCCGGTAGCATAGTCATCGAAAGACTGAATCAGCGGCCCGATCTTCTGATAGCTCTGATTGATATTGCCCGTGGGGGTGATAATGCCTTCGGCCTGCGCGATGTTGCGCATGTTTGCCGCCATCTGCGAGGCTTGCTGCTGCGGGAGTTGCGCCCCGGATTGCCGCGCGGCGTTGTAGAGTGCCGTGGATTGCTCATCGAGTTGATGGAGTGTCGGTACTGCGTTCTGGGCACCACGGCTGGCCAGCGCTCCCGCGCCCGCGCCTAGGACGCCGCCCAAAGCCGCGCCTTGCAGCCCGCCAACTGCTGCTTGGCCGAGGCGCTCATCCATGCTTTCGCCAGTGCCGAAGCCATGCGCTGCACCATACAAGCCGCCTTCGACCGCGCCGCGCCCGCCCATCGATACAGCATTGGGTCTTGCGCCATTCATCAGCGTTACGCCACCACGGGCGAGGCCAATGCCACCACCGACAGCGCCTGCTATGTCGCCAACCGTTCCCGCGACAGGAGCCGCTTCCCGAATTGACGCTTCGCCCTGACGAATACCACCGAGCGCATTCCCATAAGCGGCGGGAATGTCGAGCGAGCGATCTGCGATCATCTGGATGGGGGTAGCAGCAGCGGCAGCGATTTCGTCGGCCATACCGAAGGTGGCACCCTGCGTCACACCGGTATCAAAAGCGCGTACGTTCGCCTGAACGTCTCCGGCTATTCCGGGGAGAAGTGTTGGGTCGCGTTCAGGTTCTGATGGGACAACAGATGGCGCGGACAAGTCCTCATCGCCCGGCCCGGCCTGTAGCAGCGGCCGCCCGGCAGCGTCACGGGCAATGCCATCCGAAGCCCCCGCACTCTCCACCCCGATGGAACGCGCAATCTCCTCAACGGTAGACTGCTGTTCTTCTGGCGACAGGTCGCGAAAGGCGTCATCGACCTGAACGCGCCTGCCGTTGATTTCGAGCGTGACCATCAGTCAACAATGCTCCAGGTCAGGCCGCCAGAAGTGGTGCCGGTGTTGCCCTCAGAGGGGGGAGTTGCAGACGCATTGTCGCCTTCGCGGAAGGCTTCCATTCGGCCCCTGAACGTCTCAATCGGGTTCTGCAACGCGTCGATTTCGGCACGCATCTGATCCCGCAAGGCGTCGGCTTCTTCTGGCGTTTCTGCCCGCTGGCCGCGCAAGGCATAGTCTTCGACAATACGCGCAAGCTGCATGTCGTAGGTGTTGATGGCGCGCATCGTATCGATGATAAGCTGGTTGCCGCCGGGCTGGTTGATAAGTCGGGGAACCGACTGCTTGAACAACTCCAGATCGGCGTCGGACATTGGCCCGGAACCGGGCTGGCGCTGTTCTGGCACGAGGCTGTTGATCATGGCCTGCGCTGCCTGAACACCCGACGCGTCCCCCAGATCGACGCCCCAGTTGCCCGCGAACGAGGTGATCGCGGCATCCAGACCTTGCGGCGTTTCCGAGAGAAGTTCTTCAAGCTGGGACAGACGAGCCAGATTGCGCGCCGCCGGGTCTCCGGCATCGATTAGGCGCTCGTACCGCTTGGTCGCGGCAGTGCCGAGAGAATCCCAGAACTGGTTTGCGCCTGACGATTCATCAGGCAGGTTCACCGTGACCAGCGATCCGCCAACCTCGGAAATCTTGCCATCCGCGCCGCGCTGGTAAACCTTGGACGGATCAAGCCCAAGGGAGCGCGCTTCCTCGCTGGTGAGTGTCGAGAACTGGCCCTCTGCCGACCCCTGCTCAAGCTCGAACTCGAACTTCTCCATGGCCAGATCGATTTGTTGCTGGTTTTGCGCAGTCTGGATTTGCTGCAAGGCGGTCATGGACGAGCGCGCCACGAGCGGGGCCAGATCGGCCCTGCCCCGGAAAGGCGTCACGTCGATGCCATGAGCCGACAAATATTCCAGCCCTTCCTCGAACCGTGCGGGATCAGGCTTGCCGTTGATGTCGCCGTTCATCGACCCAAGAGCAAGCGACCCGATCATTTCGAGCCCGGCCCGCGCCTGTTCAATCTCAGCAGTTTTGATGTTGGTCTTGGCGGTAGCCGCGTTGGCCGCACCCGTCATGCCTTCGGAGAAACTCCCCATTGCATTGAAATTCGCAGGCTGGATGCCCAGCGCCATGGGTTGAATAGCCATTGCCGTTCTCCTTGGATGGATTGAAATAGACCGGCGACATCATGCCCCCGATCACTCCCTCGCCGTTGGTGACGACCAACCCAGCCGGGTTGTCGATCAGGAATGCGAGCATTCGCCCGATGGCGGCGCCATCAAATTCGCCCATCCACTTGTGCGGACTCATGGCGTGGAATTTCGTGCCAATTTTGACCAGAGCCGGGATGTCTTCTGCTATTGCGAGGCGCGGCGTCACGAAACGACCGCCCCATCAGAAACACGCCGCCAGTTGGTCCCGTCCGAGGTGGCCAGGGTGCGCCCGCCAACCTCGTCTGACACGATGATAACTCCATTATCGTAGGTCGCGGCGCTCGGCAGAGACGCAACGGCGTGCTCCGGGAGTATCGGAGGGGTCGAGAACGTCTTTGCCGACAGGGTTTGTGTGTCTGTCGTTCCAACAACAGCGCCAGTCGGTGCGGTTTTTAGCGCGAATGCATCAAGGTTGGCGCTGTAGGCCTGAACATTAACCCCGATCTCAAGGCCAAGCGTTACCCTTTGCGCCGCCGCATTGGCATCATCGAGGATTGCGCGCCCCGCAGCTGTGATCGGGCTTTCGGCCCATGTGACTGGAATGCCATCCATCCGAGGGCGTTTGAAACATTGTTCGTGGCGCCGCTCAGCGCGTTTGACCACGCATTGGCGCTCCCGACATAACCAGAGGCCCGTGCCGCTCCCATATCCGAAATCGCCTGTCCTGCCGAGTTGGCGAAGTTCTGACCCGCCGTTTGGTTGTTCCCGGCCTGCACCTGCCCGCCAGTCGATACCCCCGACAGACGATCCAGGTACGTTCCATAGGTCTGGTCAGCGAGCCCGGTGCGAAACCGCGTCAGGGCCTTGAGCGCCGCGCCGCTGTTCTTCATTCCCAGAGCGGAAAGGCTGTTCAGAACGCCCTTTTCGCCTTCCTCAACCGCGAAGTCGTACCCCGGCGTTTTCTTGAACCCGGATTCAAACTTCCCGGCCCTTGCCTCATCGGACAGGCCAAGTTCTCCCATATACGAGGTGAGCGCCTTCCGCCCCGCGTCCAGCCATGGCATGGCGTCCGCGCGGTTCTGGTTATAAATCTTCTCTTGCAGCGCGACTTGCTTTGACGCGGCATCGGTTTGAGCCTGCGCAGCCTTGCTTGCCGCTTTGGACTGCATCCCGCCAGCGATCACAGACCCAGCCGTGCCAATCGCTGCGGCGCCAAGAATGGCTGCTGTCGTTCCAATGGCCATTTATTCGAGACCCTTCACATAGCGCCGCTCAAGCGGCACAAACCCCATGCGAGTGACCACCCGGTCGATCACGTGGGACTTGTCATTTTCCAAAGTCGAGAGCAGCACATAATCTGCCCCCATGCCTCTTGCCTCTGTATTGAACGCCTTGAGAAGATCGCGCCCGCCGCTTCCAGCGAACCAGAACGATTCCTCCATCATCCACTTGGATGGATTGAAATAGACCGGCGACATCATGCCCCCGATCACTCCCTCGCCGTTGGTGACGACCAACCCAGCCGGGTTGTCGATCAGGAATGCGAGCATTCGCCCGATGGCGGCGCCATCAAATTCGCCCATCCACTTGTGCGGACTCATGGCGTGGAATTTCGTGCCAATTTTGACCAGAGCCGGGATGTCTTCTGCTATTGCGAGGCGCGGCGTCACGAAACGACCGCCCCATCAGAAACACGCCGCCAGTTGGTCCCGTCCGAGGTGGCCAGGGTGCGCCCGCCAACCTCGTCTGACACGATGATAACTCCATTATCGTAGGTCGCGGCGCTCGGCAGAGACGCAACGGCGTGCTCCGGGAGTATCGGAGGGGTCGAGAACGTCTTTGCCGACAGGGTTTGTGTGTCTGTCGTTCCAACAACAGCGCCAGTCGGTGCGGTTTTTAGCGCGAATGCATCAAGGTTGGCGCTGTAGGCCTGAACATTAACCCCGATCTCAAGGCCAAGCGTTACCCTTTGCGCCGCCGCATTGGCATCATCGAGGATTGCGCGCCCCGCAGCTGTGATCGGGCTTTCGGCCCATGTGTCAACGCCCGTTGTATAAGCAAGGCGATCAGCCGCTGTCCCGAGGGCGGATAGAGATTCCAGAGTGGCGTCATATGCCTGAACCGTAACGCCTATGGCTGTCGATTGAAGAACGAGCGCCGCGAGAATCCCGGCATCGACCAAATCCCCATCGCCATTCCACATGGAGAGCGAGCTTGCCGCGCCTGCGGTGCCCGTAACCACCCATGCATCAACGCCTGTGCGTGTTTTCAGGCTGGCGGTGCCTATATTCTGGAGCGTGTTGTCGTCGCCATCGATGGTCTTGTTGGTCAGCGTCTGCGTTTCGGTCGTTCCGACAATTACCGCAACGTCTGCCGTAAGGTTATCAATATTGGCCAGAAACTGCGAGGTGATCGCGGTCGGCAATCCCTTGAGCCTGTCTGTTAACGGCATACGTGGGTTGAACCGAAACCTTGAGGTCATTGCTCAACCTCAAGGTCTGCATGCGTCGAAACAATCGAGAAATTCACATCGTCGGTGACGTACAACTCAAGCGCCGGACGCCGCCCCTGCCCCAGATTGCGCCATATAGCCCTGCGCTTGTAATTGCCCGTAGCACCGAGAGACCGAACCCGTTCGTTACCGAACGTCTCTCCATCCCGTGCCACGCGCATCATGACGTTGGCGTCCTTCCCGATCTCGGCGCGGCCAACCTCGGCATCGAGCCAGAAGGAATTGATGGTGATGCGGCGCCCGTCAGCGTCCAGAGGCGCAGAAATGCCGCCCCGTCGCATGATCCCGCCCTCATCCTTATTCAGTCCCGTCACGAGCCGTACAATTCCCGCCGGGGTCGCCTGATAAGTCGAGTTGTGGCCCGCTGATCCGACGATCTGCCAATCATCCTTGCCGAACGTCTCTGCGACGTTCCAAAACCCGGTCGCTATGTTGTATTGCAGGGTCAACTCCCCCGGAAAGCTCAGGGTGTAGAACTTGTGGCCGCCCATGGTGTAAAAGAACGCCTCTGCGGCGGCTTTCCCGACGTCACTGACCGCCTCGATCATCCGCTCGACGGGATGGGTCGAAATGCGCAGCGGGCGGTAACCTTCGGCCCGATAGGCGACGTAATCATCCCCGAGCCAGAATACCGTGTTGTCATCGGCGGCGACCGAAAGGGCAGCGGCGCAACCGCGCTCCATCTGGGCATTGGAGAATGGGGAGAACGGGAAGTCCGCTCCGCCCGACAGTTGCCATATCTCGACCGAACGCGACCCGAACAGCCACAATTCGTTATGAGCGACGAACACTCTGACAATCGGGTCTGGGTAACTCTCAGCCGTGGCGAAATCGAGCGCATCAACCGATGAAAAGTCATTGACGCCGGTGATGTAGAATTGCCCGGTGCCGGCTATGTTTAATATCCCGAATCCACCCTGATAGGCAAGTGTGCCCACGGGCTTGTTGTCTGGAATCGTCACCTCGCTCAGCGTCGTCCCATCGTAATGATAAGCCTTGACCCCATCGGCAATCATGATCTCGCCGTTGTCGTCAAAGATCATCGTGCAGCGGCCCGCGCTGCTGGACAGCGTTCCCTTGCTGGTGAGCGTCGTGCCGTCGAACTGGTAGAGCGTGGCGCCGATCACCAGATAATGCAGGTTGTTGAAGCGCTCAATGCAGCGCTTTTCGCCCGTGACGGCATGGACAAGATCAACAGCAGCCCTCTGCCGGCGCGTCAGCCTCTTGCGCCCCGAGATTTCCACCTCGGCAAACATGTTAACCAAAACTTCCTGGCTGTTCTGCCGAACCTCGGACTCGCCAACATAGGCCGCAAACGGGATCTCAACCTTGGGCATCAGCGATCACCGTAGCTGGTGGGGCGAATGGTGATCGAGCCGTCGCCCCGGCCTGTGTCAAAACTCGCCAGTTTGCCGTAAGCCAGTTCGGCCTCTCCGATGATGGTCTGTCCGCGCGGCGTGCCCGAGCCGCCGTAATAAACTAACAGGCGACGGGCCAAGTTGAGCGCAACGGCCTCGGTCCATTCCTGCGGGAGATCGAGATTGTTTGCCGCCCCGTCCATATCCATGACAACGCGGCGATAGGTGAATTTCAGCGTTCCCGCCGTGGCATCAGGCGCGGGCCAGACATAGAGTTTGGCAGAATCCCTCTGCCGGTCATAAAACCATTGCGTCGGGTAGCCCTTTGTCGCCTTGTTCGGCAAATCCTGATATTCAATCCGGCTCATCTGGCACATAGGCAGATCGTTGCCGCCGCGATTGATGCGAACGTCGATCACATCGAACGGCAGAGTGGTGAAATCCCCGCCCGCGCCGAAATCGTAAGCCTCCTGACCATCAACGAGAGTTAGCGTCCCCTCGGTCATGGTCCATGTCATTGGCATGTCGGCCTGCCACGCCTTGAGCATCATGTTGAGCGTGCGAAGCCCACGGTTGAGCTCAAAGGCTTCCATGGGTTCTTCCTCGGCAAAGACGCCCAGCATGCCCAGCGCCGTCTCGACAACTTCGTTGGCGGACAGCGTGAAATCAACGGAGTTGGAAACGGCCATCTACAAGTCCTCGGGCTGCACGTCATTGACGCCCAGAAACACGTCCTCGGGACGCGGGCGCGGGTCCTTGACGGTCTGGTCATCACGAACGCCGCGCACGTAGTCTTGAGGATGACGGGGCTCCCAGCATGTGTCTTTGCACACCCGGAGCCCCGTCCATTCCTTGCGCGTGTCATAGGCACGGCGTTTGAACCCGCACCGGTCGCAAATGCACCAGTGATGATCCTTGCGGCTCATGACTTGGACAGTTCCAGAACGAGAGAGTAGCTATCCCCGACCGCGTGGCCGGTCGTGGTGAGCAAGATGTCACCGGTCACGCCCGCGCCAGCGTTGTTGGGAAGCCCACCAAAGCCCGTAAAGTCAAAGCAGCCGTCACCAGCCAGATCGATAATGCGAACGTCCGCCGTAGCGTCCCATAGCAGCGTGGCGACCATCCCCGAGACGGTGTAGTGGATTTTCTCCACCTTGACCCGTGACGGAGCGCCGGAGAGAGTAGACACATCGACCTTGAGGACCGCGCTTTCGCCCGTGCCATCGCTCAGATTGGTGAGCTTGATCACAGCATTGCGCGATCCATCGATGATGGTCTGCGATGTTACAGCGTCAGCCATTTCATCATCCTTTCAAAGGAAAAGAGCCGAGCAGGGCCGTGCCCATCGCTATCAAGCTTTGAACACCACGAACGAAATGACCAAAGTGCCGTCGAAAGCAACCGATGCGTGATCGTTCTTGACGAGAATGACCACCGAGCCAGCCGCTGGGGTGACGCGCGTGATGACCGGCGTTCCGGCGGTTGCCGTGCCGTATGCTACGCTTGCCAGAACGATGTCCGCCGCCGCGATGGCTGAGTTTGTCAGTGTCAGCGTATATTCTGCCGCCGCCGCCGTGGTGAGCGCTGCGGTCGTGACCTTGCCCGAGTTCTTGTTGAGCGTGGCCGCGCCAGCAGTAGCCGTAGCCGTCTTGGTGCCCGTATCGACCTTGATCGATGAAGCCGTTACCGCGCCAGTGACTGAGGTGGCCCCGGTCAGCGTCGTTGCGCCATCAACCGACAAATCGCCGGTGATGTTCATGTTGGAAGCCGTTACCGCGCCAGTGACTGAGGTGGCCCCGGTCAGCGTCGTTGCGCCATCAACCGACAAATCGCCGGTGATGTTCATGTTGTTGCGGAATTTGGTGGTAGCCATGATTTTGAACCTTTCGATAGAAGGATTGCCCGCCCGGTCGCTATCGCGTCTGTCCGGTCAGTGCGTGCGGGTTGAGAAGCCGGAAAGAAAAAGGCCCCGCCCGAAGGCGAGGCCAAGGATCGATTAAGCGCCAGGCGTGCCGTACACAGCGCGCCAGTCGGACCAGCCGAAGGCATACCGTTCGGTCGCCTTGTGTTTGAAGTTGCCCGTCTCGAAGTCGCTGTCCTTTTCAAGGGCCAGCGGACGACGATTGAGCAGCTTCAAACCATCGGAGGCGTCGGTCTTGATGAACCATGCGTCGGCATCGGTCAGGAACGACCACACCATGACGCCATCAGGCAGCAGGCCCATGGAGCGCATGGCATTGATGGCGTTGTTGGCCGTGTCGTTCTGGAGCTCCGATTTGACGATGCGCGTGGCTTCGAACGCATTGCCGGGCGCCACAATAAGCTTGCGGGGCTTGAGAGCAATGCGCAGGCCGCGCGAGTCGGTCGCGTTCATGATCTGGATGAACATGTCCTCAAGGGACGCCTCACTCAGATCGGCGGCGACCGCCAGTTCGTTGGACTGGGTGCCGTTGGCCGTGGGATGGTCAGTGGCAATCAGTTCCTTGCCGTCACCGCCGGTAAAGCCGGAGTTGAACGCGCGATTAAGCACGTTCGCACCAACTGTTTCCTTGGTGTGGCGCATAGACCGGCGCAGCGCCTTGACGCGGCGTTCGGCCTGGGTCTTGTACTGGTTGTCCTCGACCGCTTCCTCCGTCACGATAAAGCCAAGGCCATAAGTCACGTTGGTGTAGCGCGTGACATAGCCGTTGACGGTCGTGTCGTAGGAAATCGAGCCGCCTTCGGATTTGACCGGCGCAAGACCGAAGCCGGTAAGCTCCTGGTCTTCCTCGTAAGCCTTGTCCGAAGTGCCCACGTCGAACACCATCGTGTGTTCTTCGGGCTGGTCCTTGTACATATTGCCCCAAATGGCCTGCAATCCGGGCCAAAGGAACTTCGGGTGTGTACCCGTAGTGATGGGTGCCATCTGTCAGATCCTTCCTTAGATGCCCAGAGTGCCGACGGTGCCCTGGTTTTCGGTGTGCTGATTAATCATCACAACGACCTTGGCATGCGTCAGGGTGGTGTCATTGTCTTCACGGTTGACCGCGCGGACGATCAGGAGCTGGTTGCTCGCGTCAGCCGCAGGGACATCGAAAGTCGTATCAAGCTCAGCCCCAGACAGCCCGGACGTGGTATTGCCCGAGTGCGTGTAGATGAGGTTGGCGTTGAGCCCCATGGACGCCGCAGGAACCGCACCATCCGCCTGAATTTCGAATTCAAGGAACGGATCGTCGGCCACCCAGGCAATCGCCTCGGTGCTAGCGGGGCTGTAGTTGCGGCTCAGGTTGTCGGGGTCAGCACCGAAACCGATGATGACGCCTGTGATGCGGTTGGTGTCGCCCGCCGTTGCCTTTTCGATCTGCGGCAGCGTGCCGATAGCGAAATGGCCAAGGCCGGGAGCATCGACGGCTGCGGTATTGGAGCCGGCGGCAACCTTGATCACCGGATCACCGATGAACAGGTTTGTGCTGTAGCCCGACGCGATATAGTACGGGTTGGCCGCACCATTGTAGGGCGCGCCGGACTTGTACCGAATGGGCTTGAGCCCAAACGGAGTGTCATTGTTCGCCATAACGGGAACTCCTGTGATTTAATTGGGAATGTGCCGCACCCGATCTGGCGAAGGGCCGATCTAGCGGCTGATCGTATTGACCCCATTGGGGGTGTAGGCTACGTCACCGGAAAGCTCGGGAGCTTCCTTTTGGTGGTTGGCGCCGCGACGGATGGCGTTGTCCATCTCATCGAGGGGCCGCTGCTTTTCCTTCTGATCCTCGGCGTACCATTGCTTGCGCTTGCGCATCAGAACGGCACGGTAGGGCTTGCCCTCATCGGTCCCGACGACCTTTGACTGCGCCGATACATCTTCGTCAGAACCGAGAACCGCACCTTCCGGCGCAGGGTCCCAGTCATCGGCATGCATCTGCGCCATGCGGGCGCCCTTGTCGTTGACCCAGCGATATTCGTAGTTGTTCCGGTCCAGCTTGCTTTCATCGACAGCAAGATTGATACCGGACAAGACGGTCTCGCCGCGCTTTTTGCGGCGTTCCGTGCGTTCCTCGGTCGCGCGATTTTCGCGTGTCATGATCTGTTCCTTCTCAAGAGTGATAGACCTTGGCCCAGGACTTCATGTCCTTGTAGAGGCCGGCCTTGATGTCGGCCTCAGCCTGCCGCTTTGCCTCCGGGGGCAGTTTGGCGACGAGCGGGTCTTCCTTGGTGCGACCGCCGGGGAGTGCTCCCCCACCGTCTACGGGCGCATGGCCATTCGCGCCCCGTTGCGTCCCGAACTTCTCGGGGAATTTCTTGCGTACCTCTGAGGCCGTCCGACGCAGATTGTCCTCAAGGGAAATCTTGGGGTCGTCCTTGGCCATCTTCTGCGAAACCCGGTCGGCATAGGCCGCCATGATCTCGTCGTCGTCGTACCAGGTGTTATCGGCGCGCCATGTATCGACGGTCTTGGTGTAGACCGCTACGGCGTCCTCGCCTTCTTCCTTGGTCGGGTCTTGCTCGGACAAGGCGTCGAATTTCTTTTCGAGCTTGTCATAGGTGGCAGCATCGCCCTTGGCCGCTGCGGTGCGCATCTGCGCCTTCACGTCGGCCAGTTCGCGTTTGTGCTCTTCCTGAAGGCGCTTGACGGTCTTCTGCGTCATCTTTTCGAGACGTTCGAACCGCTCCACGTATTCCTTTTTTTCCTTGTCCAGACGGCTTCGCAAAATCGGGATAACCGTCTCGCCACGCTCAACAAACTCCTTGGCGTCGTAGAACTTGGCGGGCTTCTTGTCGCCCTTCCATTCTTCCTCTGGCACCCAGCCCATTTCGCGGGCTTCGGTCTCATAGTCCCGATCATCGACGGTGTTTTCCGCCTCCTGAGACAAAACAGCCGCCTCAGCGGGCGGCATTACAACTTCCTCGGTGGCGAGAGATTCGCCATTGTTCTCAGACATGGTTATTCCTCAATGGTTGCAGTCAGATCCTTGTCGTTGACGAGCAGGTATTCCTTCCCGTCCTTTCCTTTCACCCGCACGCCGGCATATTTGGCGTGCAGGACGCGATCACCGGGCTTCGGGGGTTTGGCATTGGCCGCTTCCCATTCCGCCGCTGTGGCGTATGTGAACGCCAGCGGGGATGCCGCAATGATTGTTCCCTCGACCTGAGCGTACTTTTCGCTGTCTTTGGTCATGTCGGGAATGATGATGCCGCCAGCTGTCTTTTCCTCAACGGCCTTAGGCTCGACCAGCACCCGATATTCTGTCGGATGGATTCCAGTCTTATTGTCCATTATGCGGCTTTCTCTCTGCTCAAATGCGGCCATGCTTGGCCCTTCTTAATGCGAGAGGCGACGGCATAGTTTATCCCATGCAAAAGCGCTGCCTTCCGCACACTCATGCGTTCCGCATCTGACAAGAACGCAATAACTTGACGCTCGATATATTTCGAATTCACATGACGCTCGCCACGGTCGTGTGTGCCGTGCACGAGCTTGTCGGCGTTGTTCTCTGAACGGGTAGCCCAGCGAATATGGGCAGGGTTGCAGCAGGCGCGGTTCCCGCATTTGTGCGCAGCATCCATGCCGTCCGTGGCGGGGCCGTTCACTTGCTCAGAAACCACTCGGTGGACTTGGCGAACCTTGCCTTTGTGCCACATATACCCATAGCCGTTCTGGCCTATAGCAAACGGCCATTGCAGACATTCGTCGGACTGATGCGGCAAGATGACGTCGCGCAGGAACGCGCTCGTTTTACCCCACTTCCGCCCCGTCTGGTTCGTCATTGATTTCCTCGAATGTTAGCTTGGTCACAAAGTCTATGCCGGCCACCGAACCGCGATCATATGCGGCTCTGCCCTGCAAATCGGCCCACTCCTGAGCCGTAAGCCCCGTCGCGCCGTAAAGCGTGTCGCGAAGGGTGTCTTCGATACGTCTGGCACGTTCATTGGCCCGCTTAAGCACCCATTGGGTTGCGGGGCTGTCCTTCCATGCCTGGAATTCCTCCGGGTCCATTGCTCACCTGCTGTTGCATCCGCTCCTCGGCGCTGATCTCTTGCGACAGGGCATTGAGGAACAGACTGTAGAAATCGAGTTGCTGGCCTGCCTCTGCGGCTTCCGCCTCGGCAACTGCCTTGAGCGCCTTGGCCATCCGTTCGGTGATCTCGGCCTCCTTGCCCTTCAATTCGAGATGGGCCATTGCCTCGGCAAAGGCCTGCATCATCGGGTCGGGCGGCTCGGGCTGAACAATCAACCCGTCGATGTCATCGACCTGCGCGGCGTGATACAGCCTGCGCAGCGCTTCTTCCTGATTGACCAGCGGGTTACCCTGCGCGGTCTGCCAGATGAACTCTGCCTTGGCCATTTCCTGCATGCGGGTGGCGACCTGCGGGTCACTTACCGGCAGAATGTCCATGTCGCTGTCGTCGTAATCGACACGCGGGTCGTGCATTTCCTGATCGTCAAACAGCGCGTTGTATTTCTCGGGATCGAGATAATCGCGATTCAGACGCGCCAGAATGCCAAGCTCAGTCTTGAGAGCGCGATGCACGCGCTTGTAGATCGAAGTATAGACCTGCAAGCCCTGCTCGATCAGCGCCAGCGTTCCGGTCGCGGTTTCGTTGGGACGGTTTTCGCCGGTCAGTACGTCCTTGATCGACGCGATGTCCTTGCCGGTTTCGATCAGCAGGCCGAGCAGGTTGAACAGCGTGACGTTCGGCCCATCGTATTTGATCGGCATGACCGCCTGAGCGATGGCGCCGGCGGTATTGACCACCTTCCACTCACCAGGCTCAATGCGAATGGACTTTTCCTTGATGCCCAGCGATGACGAAACCAACCCGCCCTGAATATTGGACAGGTGCCCCGCGTCGAGCATCTGGTTGAGCGTGGTGTTGATCGATTCCGTAATGTCCTTGAGCAGCCAGCCGAAGCCCCAGCCATAAAAGCCCCCGTCAGGGCTGGGAAGGAACTGGTAGCGCACATAGTACTCATGGCGGCGAATGGAGGCAACGCGGGAGCCGTCTGCGCTCATGCGCACCGTTTCCGGGGTGTAGTTCGCCACGATGCGGCAGACCTTGCCAGACGCCCTGTGAACCGTCACCACATAGGGCTCGGGGTATCCGTCCTCGTCCAGATCGAGCAAGCGGTGCTGTTCGAGGAACAAGTGCGGCGCGCTTTCGTTGTCGTCGCCGCTTTCCACGTCATTGTCGTCTTCGTCAACGCCGGTGCCGGACGCTGCATAATCGAACTCGATAAACCGGCCGTCACGGATGCGCTCGGCAATCTCGTATGGGTAGAGGTAAATCCGCTCGGTGATGCGCGGCACGTCCTCAAGCGAGCGGGCGCGATAGTTGACCACCAGTCGGTCGGCGGTGATCATCCGCGACACGTTCCGGCCCAGAGAGGGATCGTGATAGACCTTGCGAAAGATCGATCCGACGATCGGCAGGATAACCAGCATGCGGTCGGTGTCTTCCTCCCACTCGGTCATTTCAGCCATGAGCTGATACGACAGATGCTCGGAAACCCGATCAGATCGGGCCGCCTTCTTGCCGTCCGGGTCTTTGCCCCAGGTCTTGCACTTCGCCACCCGGCTTCCCGGGGCAATGGCGGGATAGGCGCGGGCGTTGAACTGGAGCGCTGCGTTGGTCAGCAGCGGGTATTTGACGTTCGACGCCTTGGCGAAGGGGTAGTTCTTTTCCTTCGCAACGAGCATGGCCAGATCCATGGCCTCCTCGATGCGTTCCTCCCAGTCGTGGCGGGATTCGACGTCAATCTCGTATTCCTGGGTGACCTTGTTGGAAATCTTGCCCAACTCGTCTTCAGTCAGCACCTCAACGATATTGGGAGCCCTGAGCAGGGCCAGGAGCTGATCGAGGGCACTGACCTGCGGGGCCTGCGCTTCCTCTAGCGGCTCCTGCGCGTAAAGCTCAGGGTCTGGGCTCATAATCTCGGACATCAGTACCCCGTTGTCGCGCTGCGGTCGCTCTGGGCGCCGTAATAGTCTTCATCGTCCTGCATGGGCTCGGTCATGGCGCAGCGGAGCATCATCAGGGCGTAGCGGCTGGCGCTGATCGTATCGTCGCGCTCTTTCACAACCTTGCCGTCCTTGCGGTGATACATGCGCCGCTCCTCAAGCCATTCCACACAGGTGTTGAACACCTTGAAGCGTCCGGTCTGCATCCGATCGAGCATTTCCATCAGCCCGGCCTCAACCGAGTTCGACCCATCAGAGAAGGTCGCGCGCTCGGAAAGCATCATCAGGCCCTGTTCGCGGTATTGCGTGGCGAGGTTCTTGCCCGCCGCCGTATCGTTGTTGCCATCATGCGGCCATGCCCAAGGAAGCCAAGGCCCCCAAGGCTTGATCGCAGCGGCATGAAACACCGGCGTTGCTTCGCGCTTGCGATAGTTCCGGGTCAGATAGACAATGTCGCTGTCACGATCCCATGCAAGGCTGACCGCTGCTGTCGGGTGATCCCATCCAAAGTCCAGCCCGCCGATCTGAGGCCAAAAGCTGGGGATCTGGAACGGTTCGCAAACAATGTCTTCCTCAAGAACAGGGAAGATCAGACCAGAGCCAAGCGTCGGAATGCCTCGTGTCCGAGCCTCACGTTCATGCGCCGGATAGCTGGCGATGATCTTGGCGCGCTCCTCTGGCGTGAAATGCTCCGCGTCCTCAATGGTCATCGTGACCACGGCGCGGTCGTCGCTTTCCTCCAGCAGATACCGGGCCACAACCGAAGACATGCCCTTGAGCGGTGTAAACGTCACCATGACGAACCCGCCCGTTGCGTTTGTTCTGGTGATGCCCTCGAAATAAACGTCCTCGGGCGGCTCCTCATCGAACCACACGCCATGAACCGTGTTGGCCTGCCATTTGGACCGGCCCTGGTCATAGCTTTTGAGGTAAAGCGTTCCGAAGCTGCCAACGCAGCGCTTCACGGTAATGCTGTCCAATGCGTTCGGAACACCCATGCGGCGGGTGCGGTCGATGATCGAGGCCTTGGGGATGAACCCGGTTCCCCAATCATCCTCCCGATCCGGCGGCCCCATCAAAAGGCGCTGCACACCGTCGCGGGTCAGCTCTGCCGATTCCGACCCGGCAATAAACACCACGTCGCCGTCGAGCCTACGGCCGTCCCACCAATCTGGATAATCACCAGTGAGGTGCATCGCGACCTCGGCGGCGCCGGCCATCGTCTTGCCGAGCTGGTTGCCCGCCTTGAACAGTCTTTCGCGGACCAGAGCGCCGAGCGCATGAAACTCGCGCTGCTTGGCGTAGGGCTTGTAAAACCTCAGCCTGTTAGTGCGTTGTCGCCGGGCTATCTCCTGCGCCAGTGTCAGCCTCTCCTTGAGCAGCAAGGAAAGGTCTGATTGCGGCATCGATGGAGCGGACCCGCTCGATAAGTTCGTCATCGCTCAAGTTGTCCATATCGTTGACATTGACATTGAGCTCCTTGGGCAGGATCGATGCGATCACCTTGAGGTACTGGTCCGGCTTGTCTTTGCGGACAGCCTGGATTGCCTTGACGCCATGCGCGTTGAAATCGTTATGGAGCGCTTCTAGGAACGCTTCGCCCAGCTTGTTTCTCGAGCCTTTCGGGCGACCAGGATTGCCGGGCTTGAATTGATGTTCGACTGGAGGCGTGGGCTTCCGCGTTTTCTCCCCGTTCTTTCGGGATGCATCAGACATTGTCTCCCGACCTCCTAATGAAGGTTGAGGGTTCTGTATCGAGGTCGTGGCGCATTGGAGGGCTCCACATAGAAAAGCCCGCTGGCGTGATACCGGCGGGCGGAATGCAAAAAGCCCGCGCGGCGAACCGGGCGGGCTGATCTCATTTCGGCGGCGGCGCTTTGGCGCACCTCGCCACCTTCATTTGCTATCCTCAAGTGATTTGGTCCGTTCGTCAAGCCGCCTTCTTGCTTCCCATGGGGATAATTCGGTAGTGCCTGCCGAGCGCGTTCAGCACTTCCCGCAGGTCGCCGACCAAGTGGGGCATATCCCTGTCCTGCTCAACGATGATGTTCAGGGCGGCCCACAGGTTGCTCTTGAGGCCAAGGGCGGCTTGGGCCGCATGGACAGCATCACGCGCCTTCCGGTGGCGCTCCATGACCTCAAGGTCGCGCTCTGGGCTTTCTGCGTTGGTTCTGCCCGGCGTGCGGGATGGGTCGAAGGCCCGCGCATCTGCCGGAGCTGCAATAGCCGCGACATACTGGGCGCGTTCCTCAAGCCATGCAACGGCGGCGGCCATTTGCTTCTTGCTGATCCCGCCATGCTTTTCGCCCATGAGTGATAGACGCCCGACCGCTGATCCTGCATACTGGTCGAGCGCATCGGTTGCCTTGACGCCGTGAAGCCTGATGCGGGTTTCGAGCGCTGGCGCCAGTGTTTCGCGCTCGGTCTGCTCATACTGCTTTTGGACCAGAACCCGTTCGATCCTCTTGGCATCGTCCGACCGAGACAACCGCCCGCTCGAAAGCCTGGGAACGCCCTTTGCCTTACGATTGTGTGCCGGTTTTTTATGCTTGCCCATGATTACCTGCCCCTACGGTCGTAAGCGCGTTGCATCTCCATCAAATCTCCGCCAAACTTGGCATGAGCGGCGACAACGTCAGGATGTAGGCCGACCGGTTGTTCAGGTTGACGCGTCCATTTCCAGTGGTTTCGGCCATAGACGGCCCACAGGGCGATGTTCATGGGCAAAAGCCCCCACGTCTCGGTCGAGATGATGAACACCAGCCAAAGCGCCTGATTGGCAAGGCCCAAGGCCCATGCCCACGGTGTCTTGTTCCCGGCCAGAACCGTCATGTAGATCGTGATGGCCGAAAGCAGCCACGGCAGGTAGTTCGCAATCACTTCGCATCTCCGTTCATTCTCTCCACAAGGGTTTCCCTGACGGCTTTGAGGGCCTTAAGGCGCTGCTGGGTGCCGTAGGATTGAAACTTCACGCTCTCGGTTTCCCGGATAAGCTCGTCTATGAAGCCAACCTGCTCTGCGATGCTCATGCGAGGCTCCACAGCTTGATCCCGTTGCGCATGCACAGGTACAAAACCTCGATACGGGCAGCGCCCATCTGCTCAGCAATTTCCGAGGCCGAAGCCCGCTTCATGGCCCTGCGCTCGACTTCCCATACATCGGCAAGTGTCCAGCGGCGGTTGAGATGCCAGTCGGCAGGCTTTACGGCGTTGATAGGAATGCCTGGGAGGGTCAATGCGCAGACTCCTTGCGTGCCTGCTCGACAACATCGGCAGGGAATGATTTGAACTGTTGGAACTCTGGAACTGGTGCGCCCATGATGCGCTCACAGGCTTTGAACAGGGTTTCGTCCGCCCATCGGTCCAGCTTCACCGCTTCGATTTGGGGGTCTTTTGAAAAATCAGAAAAACCCTTTTTTCTATATGGTTCTGGAAGATGCTTAAGCCCGGCTTGTTCCTTTGCTTTAGCATTTGCTTGGGGCCGATTGTTGTTTTTCAATGCCTTAGCAGCCGCACCCTTTGCCCCGGCGTCACTTCTCGATTGCGATTGACGCTCGCTTTTTCTAAGCTCTTTTGTCAGCCGATTGTGCCAGATGTGGTCTGCGTCGCCCTCAAAGAAGGGGGTTATTTCGGCGCTGATCGACCGCCATTTTTTGACTGACATGCGAACGATGCGAGATAGCTTTTTGTCGTCGGCAGGCAGCTTCCCGCCAGCGTTCCACATAGCCATGAGCAACAGCATGTAGGCCCCGATTTGCTCGGTGCTTAGCTGTAGCGTGTCCCCGATGAAGTCGGACACGTAGAGCTGCATGAAGGGGCGTTCACTCATGCGGCTCCCCTCCTGCTAAGGCGTCGGGTGAGCTTTCGCATTTCAGCCCGCGACATGCGGGGAAATCGAACTGTCTCAACGGTTGCGGTCGGGATTCTCGCCTCAACGTCACCCATGATGGCGACAAGCGCGTCCATTTCGGATCTAATGGCTGTCAGATCGACATCGGGGCTGCGCAAACGCTCGATCTCTTGAGCCATGGCGTTGAAGGCGTCGATGTATTTCACCTTCCACTCGGTCGCCCTGGCGCCCGTGAAGCCCATCACGACAAGCGAGAACCCGTCTCGTGTTAGTCGGTATGCTCGGTATTTCCGGCCTTTCGGGTCTTGATAATCAATCGGCGTAAAATTGCGCCGATCAAATTCAGGGCCGCATTCGTCGCGAACCCGATCAATGACGCGAAGCACGTCCTTATGAGCCTTGGCGAAATTCTCGGCTATATCGTATGAAAAGCAGGATGGCTCACCATCCGTCAAATGCACCGGAACAATCTCTCGCTCGGGCTCTAAGGTCTCGATTAGACCATTTGCGGCAATCTCGCGCCTGATCAGGGCTCGCTCATTGAGGGGGGCGCGCCAATCGCTCGGTGTGGCCGCAACGACATGCAGGTGTTCATAGTCGCGACCATAGCGGATATGGACATGCTTGCCGCCGGTTTCGACGTTGTAGGGAATGCCGTGGCTATCCAGTTCGGTGCGAACGGCGTCTAGGCAAGGATTGCTCATTGACCGATCGCCTCCCGCGCCTTGCGTGCGCCTTCCTGAGCGCGCTTCCATGCCATGAACTGGGCAGACTTCGCTTGCACGGCCAGAACAGGCAGGGCATCATTGGAAACACGCTCAATGCGGCGCGTATCGACCTTGGCTAGGGGCTTCTTGTCCTTGGCGGGCTTATAGACCCAGTTGGCCCAGTGGATCAGATCCTCGGCCCTGCAGCCGATCTCTACGGCGATCTGTTCCCATGACCATTTCTGAGCCACGCGCTTCTGAACCAATTTCCAGAATTCATGGCCGTCGGCGCGCAATTCCACATCGCCAGTCCATCTGTTCCGGCTCTGCTCGTATGATCCTCTTGCTGGGTTCATGCTGCCGGCTCCGCGAATAGATTGTCTGTCTTGGCACGCTCAAGATCGGCAATGTTGCGCTTGGCTTGGGCGAAATAGGACGGCTTGAGTTCAAACCCGATGCCCTTGCGGCCCATCTCGACCGCGCAATAGACCTCGCTACCGATACCCATGAATGGCGTCAGGACGGTTTCGTTGGGCAGGGACCAAAGATCGATGCACCGCTCGATGACGTCGAGCTGCAGCGGCGAGATATGGACTTCGTCCTTTTCGTCGCGGCCACCTCGATATTGCAGGGTGCGGGTCTGGTTTATGTCCATCCAGACCGGCGAGGCGTAGCGCTGCCACACAAGGATCGATTTCCACTTGTCATAGGGCCATGGCTCTTTGCCCTCGGATCGAAACGCCGCTGCCTCGCGCTCGTATGCCTCGCGGCTCACATCGAGCCCGGTGCCGATGTAATGCTGGAATGGCCCCGCTACCGGCTCTGCGTTCTCACCTGGCTTGCGAAAGCTGACGATGTAGTCAGCAAGCCCCTGCCCGCTGATCGTGCTGTCCTTGACGATCTGCGCATGGAGCAGCCGGATTGATTTCGTGCGCTGCTGGGCAACTACCGGGTCTTTCCAAATGCAGACCTCTGAATGGAATATCCACCCGGCATCGAGATAGGCTTGGATGACCTCGCCGCGGAAATCCCGCATGCCGATGAACCCATCGCGGGTCTTGCTGGTCGGTAACTGCATGCAATGCACGCTGTGAATCCGGCCCGGCTTCGTGACCCGCAATAGCTCTTGGATCAGGAATGCGTAGTGGGTCCAGAACCCATCCTTGTCGTTGTTCGATATGTCCCGATCGGAGTTGGAGAACCGATAGAGCCCTTCGAACGGCGGGGAGTGGATGCCGAAGTCGATGCTGTCGCCGGGAATGGCGCGGATCAGTTCGCAGCTATCCCCCAGGTAGATGGCGTAGCGATCGGTGATGACCTGATCGACGGCTTTGATATTCATGCTGCGACCTCCAAGAAGCTCGGCAATTGCATCGGAATGTGCCAGCGGCGCCAAGAGAAGAACGGGCTTGCGGGTGTAGCGCGAGACCTCATGCGCCCACACAAGCTCCATGAGGGTCTTACCCAGGCCCGTACCGGCGAAGATCGCAGCCCTGCCCCGGCGCAACGACCATTGGGTAATGTCGCGCTGGTGCGGAAACATGAAACTCGGCAATTCAATCCGCTCTGTGATGCCCGTATCAGGATCGACCATTGCCTTGGCGGACAGGAATTGCTCGTACGAAATGGACCTCATCACCCCCTCCCCCGTTTACCCTGAGAGGAGGCGAGGCGTTTCAGGAGCGTCTTGCGGCTGGGCTTGTGCGTCTTGGCGCGCTGGGAGGCTGTGGGGCGTTTCATTACTCATCCCCTCGGTCTATGATATGTTGCAGCCACGATTTCTCGTTGGCGATGTCCCGTTCAAAGTTCCGGTCGCGCTGCATTTGAACGCGCTTCCATAGGGCGATCGAGCGCAAGGACGCGAGATCGGCATCAAGCGTATGCACTGACGTCAGTTGCTTCCGTCGCGCCAGTTCCTGAGCGCTCATCGTGAATAAGCGGCGCAAATCTTTGACCGCCCAACCAATATTTGAGGGTGGCGGCCCGCCGGGTTGCGACGGCGATAAGGACGCGCCAATCTTGGCGCCCGTTATGGGCAGCTCGGCCACCATATTGGCAGCGGCTTCTTTGGCCATGACCGGGGCAGCGATAGGAGCCGCGCCCATGAGTTTGAGGAAACCCCTGCGTTTCATTGCATTCCCCCAATTTCATGCATCAGCTTTGACGTGGTAATATCGAAGGCTTGAGCGGCGCGGGTACGGACCCGGCGCTTGAATCTGATGCGTCCTATGCGGCAATGGGATTGGGGAGGTGTTAGCAGCACCTCCCCATGGACGGGCACAGTCAAAGCTCGCGCCTCGTCCGATGAAGGCAGTTGGCGCTGCCCCTTCGCTGCGGCCACAGCAAAGCTCAATACGGTCCCGGTGACGCGCTTGGTCACGCTGATAGCAGCGTACTTCTTTCCGGGACGGGTGAGAAATTCAGGATGGGTGTTGAAGGCGTCCAAAACCGCGCCATTCACAACCCGCCAAAGCTGTTGATGAGGGGTCATACTACCGTTTCTCCACCAACAGCCTATCAAGGCCATATTGCTTGGAGGCCAGCAGGGCATCGACCTTGAGCAGCTCGGCTTCCTCTGCATCAATAGCGGCAATGGCATCGCGGCGGCGCTCGAGTTCACGCTCCAGTTCCTTGATGGCGTCCTCGTCTGCCAGACGGAGGGCGCGGACATGATCAAGGCGGGCGGTGACGTGATCGCGGTCGGTATCGCAATCTGACTTCATGCAAGCCAGGAGGATGGGCGCAGGGGGCTTGCGACGGGCTGGGCCTTGGTCATGGATGGCGTGAATTTGTGGGTTGGCGGTCATTGGTCAGACTCCGGGGCTGCTGAGCGCAGAAATTCGCGCACCTCGTCTTCCATCTCGGCTATGGACTTGGGCGACTTCACAACTTTCTCCATTGCCTTGAGCAAGATTTCTTTGTCGCTTTGTTTTGCCTTCGCGGTCATTGGTCCTCGTTCTCGATTTCAGGGGCGATCCAAGCGCCCCACTGGTTGCCGGTATCAATCAGCCATTTCGCTATCCGAACGCGCGCCAGAACGGGCAAGAAGCGACGCCAGCCGCGCGGCACGCTCTTGGGATTGTTTGAGGGCATGTCGGGCCTCCTGAATGGCCATTTGCTCAAGATCGAGCATCTCGAAATGATCGATGCGGGACGCTTCCTGATCCACGATTGAGCGCACGCGGCGTTCGGTCCACTGGCGCGGTCGGGTTCGGATAACGTCTTGGGGAAGGCGGCGCTCGACACGCTTCACGGCCTCAAATGCTGCCCCGATAACCCGCTTGCGCGGCGTCGTGTCGAGGGGCCAGATTTCATCAATGATGTTCCGAGCAGCCGATACATCAGACATGGCTTTGCTCCTGGGAGAATTGTCCAGATTCGTGGTGCGAGAAATCGCGGTCGTGGGATGCTTTTTCGCCATTGTGGAACGCCTTCCGTGCTTTTCTTTCAGCACTGGACGAAGCGGAACACGAAAGGCGAATTTGATGATCAAGCGCATTGCGGACTGCTTGCCGGCTGACGTGCAATTGCGCATTGAGGTGATAAAGGCCCAGGCACGCGCTATTGAAGCGCAGCGCCTGGGAAGTGGCGCGGGGGAGGAAGTCCGCGCTAAACCGGTCGAGAGGGAGGGATTCTCGGCCGGAAACATAATCAGGCTTGGAATGCCCAAGCATATGGCGACCGCAATCCCCTCGCGCTTGCCCCGCGCGGCGGTCGTCATTTGTTTGCGCACTGAAAGAAAGCGGCGTCATGCGGACACCTCCAAAGACTGGAGGATGGCGTGACCGATCAGTTCTGGGATTTGAGGGACTACGGCGTTTCCGAGCCCTTTAAGTCGGTGTGCCCGATCGGGAACCCCATTAGCCACTCGACCCAATTCGGGTTCAGCTGCCCACCGTCCGAAGCCATCACTGCATGGTCCAAGCGATCGTTTGACCGGTCGCGACCTGACTTCCTCGTCAACGACGCTGGAGAGGAACCTTTGTGCATGGATGCAACGGGCGTGGGCCAGAATTTCGCCTTGCGTCCGCCTCTGTACGCCATACCTGCCCACTCTTCCCGGCTTTCGCACTTCTTCGCTAGAGCGAGCATACTTCCTGCGTTCGTAAACCCTCGCGTGTCCGGGGTAGGCCACAAGCCAGACACGCTCTCTGCGATGGGGAGCGCCCAAGGCAGACGCTGGTATGTTTTCCCATTCCGCATCGTACCCGAGTCTGGCCAAGTCTCCGAGAACGCGGCCAAACCATCCGCCTGGCTGTTCGCTAGGGCCTCTAAGCAGATTTGCGACGTTCTCCACGATGAGGAACTGGGGTCGAAGATCGCCAACAAGTCTGGTGATTTCCGACCAGAGCCCAGATCGGGTTCCGTCATTGATGCCAGCTTGCCGGCCGGAGACACTAACGTCTTGGCAAGGGAACCCCCCCGTGATGACATCGACGGCAATTCCGTCTCGGGCCAGAGCGTCGGCAGTGAGCTGGCGGACATCTTCATAGCAAGGCACCTCTGGCCAGTGTTTCGCCAAGACACGGCGGGGGAATTCTTCAATCTCGCAGAATGCGACGGTTTCAAATCCGCCGGTGCGCTCAAGGCCCAGGCTAAATCCGCCGATTCCCGAAAACAGATCGAGCACGCGCAACTTGTCCATCAGAACCACCCCCACGCTTTAGCCATCAGAAGGGCAATTGCAGGGAGGCAAGACCACATGGTTATGGTGTAGAGGCGGGTCATTTGGAGGCACCACGGATGGCAGCGGAGATAATCTCAAGGAAATCATTGTCGAGATCAGGCCATGCCCCAAGGCACTTGCCGATCACGCGGGTTTTATTCTTCCCGTAATGGATGATCCACCAGCCACCATCCGACCCAAGTTCTTCGCCGCCATGTTCTTCCCACCTGTCTCGGCTGATCTCGCCAACCCAAAGATGGTTGTCCTCATCAATGCAAAGCAACATTCCGACATCAGGTCCGCTTCCTTCTTCGGAGCAGTGCCACTGGATTTGTCCGATTGCGATATCGTCGGGCCGATCCATCACCATCCCTCTCCGAGCAAAGCGACCACAGCAATGAACAGGGCCAGCACAAGCCAGTCAGATGAGCGGGAGGCAGCGAGAAAGCGCCGGATTACAGCTATGGTGTGGAGAAGGGGCATTATGCTTCTCCTGCGGCAACGGCGATCAAGCCAAGCAGAACCATGCCAACCACAAAGATGATCGCTGCCGTGAGCCAGTGGCCGTCCGAGATGGCATTGCCAGCCAGAACCGCGACAACCATGGTGCCGGGAGAAATGGAGGGCTTAACAATGAAACTGGATAGGGCTTTCATGCGGTCTCCCCGGTCATGCTCGTGACAGCCTTGCGGCAACCAAAACAATGGTTCTTACCGACACCGGCACAGGCGCTTGGATTGAGGCAATGAGGGCGAAGGCGCAGGCAGCGTTCTTCGGTTGTTTCGTCGCGGTTGAATTGGACGATGGTGGAATTGGGCGGCGGCGTGGACTCGCATCGGTCCTGCACCCCGCCGGAGCCTTCTGGTTCAGATGGCTCCTTGACCAAGCCATTTGCCTCCGCTGGCCAATGCTCTTGCGCTATGGACGCGGCGGCGCGCTGGCCTTGGTCCTCGGGGAGCGGCGTAGTGGCTTGGGTCTCTGTTGCCGTTTCCGGCGAATTGTTGACGGGGCTTTCGTCGCCCGAGCGCCCGTCAGACTCGTTTGCAACCGGAGCAAAGTCCGGGAGCGACTGCGCAGCGGGCAAGCGCTGCGGTTCAGTAACTTCGCCGGTTTCGGCGTCAAATTCTTCAATGTTTTCTACGCGTACGTGCGCGGCGCGCGAGGGACCGCGCTCAATGACCTGCAAAATCCGAAATGCCTCGGCGTCGATTTCCTCGGCCTCAAGGCGCTTCGTGCTGTCCATTCGAAACAGACGAACGGCCTCTTTGAGCGAGGCGGCGACCTTCTTGCCGTGCTCATCACGAACGCGGGCGTAAAAGTCCTTCTTGGACTTCTGAATGTCGGCAAGCTGCTGCTCGAACTCGTTAAGCTCGGCAGTCCAGTTCAGGATGGTGTTATCCCCTACCCCGCTCATGCTGCCGATTCCTTGCGATGGTCGGACGCGGGCTCTGCGAAGATTTTCGCGAGGTCCGGGCGCAGCTCTTGGCGAGGGATGCCCGTTGCCTTTTCAACCGCAATCACGCGGTCGGGCGGCACGTCTTTCCAACGCGAAACCGTGGCCTTGTTGATGCCAAGCGCCTTTGCGACCGACGATGCGGTTTTGCCGTGCGCGATGAGAAGTTCGGAAAAGGTCTTGGTGCTCATGCGGTGTATAGTTGCGCAAGTCGCAACCAAAGTCAACACGCCAAATGGCGCAACGTGCTAACGACAAGGTTGCGTGCCGGGAGTAATGGAATCGGCATGAGCAAGGTCACCCATATCCACAAATCCAAGCAGCCCAAGCGTCCCCATTTCATTGAAGAATGGGCGATACATCGAGGCTTTGCGCATCAGTCGGAACTTGCGAGCGAGCTTGACGCCGACAAAAGCGTTGTCTCTCGCTGGTATGCCGGGACAACGCCAGGTACCGAGTGGCAAGAACGACTGGCGGCGCTATTCGATTGTGAGCCTGAATCTCTTTTCCGCCACCCTGACGACGATTGGCTTGCTCGCTTCCTAAAGGGCCGCGAGCGCGACGAAATCGAACGCATCAAGAAAACATTGGAAAGCGCATTCCCGCGTAAGACGGGTTAGCCGTAAGGCAAGGAGGGGGAATGAAAAAGGCTACCATCATTATCGGCAGCGCCATTCACAAGGTTGATGTAATCGAGCACGAGGGGCGCCAATGGATGGTGCCGCACTGGGTTGATAGCCCGGACGGGAAATGGACCAGACCGCTCAGGATCATTCCGCTTGATGCGGTTCCTCACCAGCCTTATGGTCCTGATGAGTTTGTGGTGAACGACCCTCTACCAGAATTTCTATTCTACGATCATCCCGTGCACGGAGAGACAGGATACGAAGCGCAGGAGATGCCCGAAATACTTCTTCCGCACCCGAGCGCAACGAACTAACCTCAATCATCACCTTAACCTCCTAGCCCGCCCGGACCATCCGAGGCGGGTTTTCTGTGCGTGCATTATGTCGCAGTACGCAAAAGTTGCAAGTTGCGCATTTTACACTTGCATATGGTTGTTAGTTGTGCAACTCTCCCATTTATCAACACACCACCCCCAACCGGGAGACAGACGATGGATACGAGCCAGTTCAAGGTGAATGAGAAGCCTGACGAATACGATGTCACCTTCCGCGTCGAAGGCGAAGTGAGAACCACCGTCAAAGCCGCCAGCCTCGAAAAGGCAAAGGAAATGGCGGCAGAGATGATGGAGGAAGATGGCTTCGGGTCGGAACTCGACAGCGTTGATTTCATCGACATCGATTATCTCCGCAAATCCCCGCCCATGTACCTCGTGTCCAGAGATGGTCGGACCATGCAGGTGTCTCACCTCAAGGAAGGCGACCAGCCCCGCGAACCTCACGAATACGACTTCCTTTAATTCGAAACACCACCCCCAACGCTAGATGGAGCGAGAGAAGATGGCCCGCAAGGCAAAGACAGCACAAGCACCCGAAGCTGTGGAGGTCGTTTCCTCCATCAAGGCACTGGATCACGAGTTCAAATGTCGCGACCATCAGTTTGAGGTTGGCAAGACCTATACCGTTGAGGGCGAGATTGTCGCGTACCGCAACGGCTTCCATGCTGTCGATTGGAACGATCCGTTCCATGTCTGGGACTTCTATCCGATCATCGATGATGAGGGGCGCCTGACGCGCTACGCCGAAACCGACCAAACCGGCGCAATGGCCCGCGAGGAAGAAAAGCGTGGCACCAAGATTGCTTCGGCCTCAATCACTATCAAGGCAGAACTGACCCTGCCGGAGTTCGTCAAAAAGGCCGTTGCCCGCGTCGTTGAAATGACCAAAGGGAAAGGTGACGATCCCAGCGGCTACTACGCCCGGATCGGCTCCAGCGGCTACTCCGCCCAGATCGGCTCCAGCGGCTACTCCGCCCAGATCGGCTCCAGCGGCTACTACGCCCGGATCGGCTCCAGCGGCCACTACGCCCGGATCGGCTCCAGCGGCCACTACGCCCGGATCGGCTCCAGCGGCGACTCCGCCCAGATCGGCTCCAGCGGCGACTACGCCCAGATCGGCTCCAGCGGCTACTCCGCCCGGATCGGCTCCAGCGGCCACTACGCCCGGATCGGCTCCAGCGGCCACTACGCCCGGATCGGCTCCAGCGGCTACTACGCCCGGATCGGCTCCAGCGGCCACTACGCCCGGATCGGCTCCAGCGGCTACTCCGCCCAGATCGGCTCCAGCGGCTACTCCGCCCAGATCGGCTCCAGCGGCGACTCCGCCCAGATCGGCTCCAGCGGCGACTACGCCCAGATCGGCTCCAGCGGCTACTCCGCCCAGATCGGCTCCAGCGGCTACTCCGCCCGGATCGATGCTTCTGGCGAAAATAACGTCGTGGCTTCGGCTGGCATTAATGCGCGGGTCAAGGGCGCAATCGGGACTTGGATTTCCGTCGCTGAATTTGACGACAGCATTCCGCCGAAATGCATCGGGTTTGCCACTGGCTGCATCGGTCAGGATGGCTTGAAGCCTGACATTCAATACATCGCTAAGGGCGGAAAACTCGTACGCGCCGATTAAACCCCAACCCCCGAGAAGACCCCTCCCGGGCCGATCTTCTCACCACAGATGGAGCGCAGAGATGAGCAGAGAACTGATGGCATGGATTGGCACCGACGCGCTGGCCGCGCCGCTCGACAATCTCGACACGCTCTATCTCACCGTCATGTGCCCAGATGGATCGCAGATCAGGACCGGCGCCAATGCCAGGCAGATCGAGGCAGCGGCCCGCGAGGTTCGGGACCGTTTCGGCCTCGACATCATGCCGCAGGTCTTGGCCCAGATCGAGCGCCATCACCGCTCCACACACCCTTACCGCACCGTCATGCCGGCCGATCTAATTGCGCTGACCGAGCCTGTCGCGGTCGCTGCTGAATAGCCCGTCAGTGGGCACCGGACACCGCACCGGAACGAATGCGGGGCTGGGGGCCAATCTCCACAACGAGCGGGCTGGGCGCCCCGGTATCACCGCCCCACAAATTCACAGGAGGGCCAGATGGCCGAAGGTCAAATTTCCCCATGGCTTCCAGAGCAGGACATGCACCGTCTAGCGATCCTCGGCAAGCTGATCGAAGAGTGCAACGAGCTATCGGCGCGCGCTGCACGCTGCATCATTCACGGCATTGATGAGATCGATCCCGATACCGGACGCACTAACCGGGAAGAGCTTGAGCGGGAGATCGCAGACGCCCGTGCATGCCAGTGGCAAGCGGTTGATCGGCTGGGTCTGAACTCAATGCCCAGCCGCATATACGCGAAGGATCAGGGCTTTGACGACTGGCACAATCTGATCGACGCCGCCTCCCCCTCTCAAACCCAACCGGAGTAGCCAGATGGGAATCACATTCGGCGACCACCTGATTGATAGCGGATATCACGACATCACGCCCGAGCAGGAGCGCGAGATTGAAGCGCGCGCGGAATGCGAATTGCGCGGCATCGATCCAGACGAGATTTGCGCAGACGGCGGCGTAACCGCTTGGATGGTCATGGACCAACAGATGCGAGCCGGAGCCCATCGCGCCCCATCATGCAACTGCCGAAACCACGGCGATTGCGACGGCTCCTGCACCCATCCTGAAACCCAACCGGAGTAGCGACAATGAGCGAGACAACCCGACCCGGAAAACACCGCCACTGCTGGAATTGCGGCGCGGACATGGGGTTCATCGAAAACCGTTTCTACGACCGCATAGATACGTGCGGCTCCCGAGAGTGCGAACGCGAAGCGCGTCACGCCTTTGAGGAAGAACGCGATGCTGCCCACGAGGCGATAGACGCCCAATTTGATGGGGGTTGGTGACATGAGTTATTTCAACGACGAGCAGATGGATCACATGCGGTCGCTTTCGAAGTTGGCCGCTGAAGGGAAGGTCTGTCCTTGCGGTTGGTACTCCAAGGACGAGTGCACCAAACGATGCCAGTCGCCTTACGGCAGCGGAGCATTGCATTCCGAGCATATGGCAGAGCGCTCCAAAGTCACCGGAAGCTCCAATGCTTAGCCGCACCCTCCTCCCCCTCTCTGCATGCGTTCTTACCGTTGGGACGGCTATGGCATGGGCTGTTGAGCAGCGGTTTGAAATGCCGGTCTGGGACGCCCTGCGGGTGCTGTTCTCATGAGGGCGGGGCAGAGAGTTGGCAACTGGTTCCTCTGGATCGACGTGGACAGCGTCAAGGTCAATGGAGAGCCGTGCGTGGTTGTGACGGCCAAGGACGCTATATGCGGCGGGGCCGTGGTCAACCGAGAGTTTGCCACGAAAGAGATGGCGAAGCAATTGCACCGAATAGCCAACAATATCGAGTTGGCGCTTGATGGCAAGAGCGAGTTCTGACCGTGCGCGCCGCCCCTCAAATCCAATGGGACGACACCATGCTAAGACAGGTGAAGACACCCGAGCCTCATAACAAGCAATGCGCAGTTTTGGGTTGCGAGAATACTGGTCAATTACGGCGCGGTTGGTGTGACTCGCACTATCGCAGATGGAAGCGCCATGGCGACCCAGAAGCCTATCATCAAAGCGAATTAATGGAATTTGCCAAATTCGCCGCTTCATACACCGGTGACGAGTGCCTGCTGTGGCCCTTCGGCACAAACTCATACGGGTATGGACAAGTGAGGTTTAACGGCTCCCAGGCCCCGGCGCACCGGGTGGTATGCGAGCTTGCGCATGGTCCGTTCCCGACGCCGGAGCACCATGCCGCACACGACAACAATGGCGCGATGTGCGCTAGCCGATCATGCGTCAATCCCAAGCACCTGCGATGGGCGACTGCTCTCGAAAACGAAGCCGATAAAGCCAAGCACGGCGGGATTGTCAGGGGCGAGCGCCACGGCAGGGCAAAGCTCACAGAGCGAGACGTACAGGAAATTCGACAGATGAAAGGCGCCCTCTCAACGGCCGAGTTGGCCGCGCGATACTCCGTATCTGTGAGAACAATCAGGAACGTTCATAGCGGAAAGAAATGGGGTTGGCTCCCCCGCCCCAAGCCCAACACAGCAATCGAGCTTGAACAGAAGCTGATACGCGAAAGGAACGCAGCGTGAGTGCAGTGCAAGCAACAGCCGACGACCGGCGCAACATGACGCCGTTCGATGAAGTCGTCCACGAAATCGAAACGCTGTTCGAGGAGGCCAAAAACTGGGCTGACGGCAGCGACATCGAGAACGAGGAACAGCACGACGCGGCCAAGAAAGTTTACGACGATTTGCATGAGGCTGGCAAGAAAGCCGATGCCCTGCGCGTCGAAGAAAAAAGGCCGCTCGATGAGCAGGTGAACGCCATCCAGGCTCGGTTCAATCCGTATATCCAGCCCAAGAAGGGCAAGGTCGATATCGGGAAGTCGGCGCTCAATGACGTGCTGGCCAAATGGCGCAAGAAGATTGCCGACGAAAAGGCCGCGAAAGCCGTTGAGGCGCAGCGCATTGCCGATGAGGAGCGCCGCAAGGCAGAGGAAGCCATCCGGTCCAGCGCGGGAAACCTTGAGGCGCGCGAGGCCGCAGAGGCGCAACTCGAACTGGCGAAGGACGCAGAGACGTTCGCCAAACGTGCGGACAAGCAAGCAAGCACGGGGCTCGGGCTGCGCACGGTCTGGGCGGCGAAACTGACAAGCCCGCGCGATGCTGTCGCTCACTACTGGAAAATCAATCCAGAGGCTTTCCTCGATCTCATTCAAGAGCTTGCCGACAAGGACGTTCGCGCTGGAAAGCGTGAAATCCCCGGCTTTGAAATCATCTCCGAAAAGAAGGCGATTTGACCATGGCACAATCTGTCAAGACGATCGAACACGAAGCCCACGCCCCGGCGATTATCACGCCGGCGGAAATGGTCCAGCAAGCGATTGCGAAAGGATCGGGCGTTGACGTGATGGAGCGGCTTCTGGCCCTTCAAGAGCGCCACGACGCATTCCAGGCCCGCAAGGCTTTCGACAACGCCATGGCGGACCTGCGCAACAATCTGCCGAAGATCATCAAGAGCCGCGAGGTGGATTTCACCAGCGTCAAGGGGCGTACGCACTACAAGTTCGAGGATCTGGCAGAGATAACGGAAGCGCTATCCGGCCCCATGTCCGATGTTGGCCTGTCATTCCGCTGGTACACGGAGAACGTCCAAGGCGGGGTAAAGGTTACATGCCGGATCACGCATCGCGACGGACACTTCGAGGAAACCAGCCTTGTTGGCCCGCTCGATGCGTCGGGGAACAAGAACCCTATTCAGGCAATCGGTAGCGCGGTCAGCTATCTACAGCGCTACACCATCAAGGCCGCTGTCGGCATTGCTGCCTCCCACGATGATGACGCTCAGTCCGTAAGCCAGCGCAAAGAGCCGCAGGAAGGCAGCCAGCAACAGGCCAGCGTGTCGAAGGATGAGCAGGCGCGGGCCATCTACACCATGCACCAGCGTGAGCTTCGCCTCAGCACGACCAAAGACCAGTTGCGAGAAGCGTGGAAGGCCGCATGCGCGGACAAGGAGTTCATCCCCGGAGATTGGCAGCGTGAGTTGCGTACCGAGATGGAAGCGCGCCTTGCCGAGATCGAGGCAATCACCAGTGACGACGACTTCCCCGGCGACCTGACCGACGCGAAATCACATCTGGACCGGATCCACGAGGACACCGCCGCATAGCAACACCAGCCAGGGACGGGCGGTGAAAGCATCGCAAGGTGCGGAGTAGCCGACCCGATGGCTCACAAAGGGGTACGAAAATGGCAGAGACAGTGAAGCATACGCCAGATCGCATCTGGGTCGAATACGATGCCGAGACGAACGAGAAGCGTTGGTTCTCTATTCGGGGAATGGGCATTGAGTACGTCCGCGGCGACATTGCGAATGAGATGCTGGAGGCTTTGAGGGCATCCATCGCGCTCTGCGACAAGAACACCGATGGCGGGTCGTTCTCCTTAGCTCCAGAGGCGCAGGAGGTTTACGACCTCTGCATGGCTGTCATCACCAAGGCGACCGGAGCGGACCAATGACATCCGCAGAGATCAAAGCCCACGCCGCCTACCTGACTGAAACGCAGCAGAAAATACGCCGTGTTGGACTCGATGCAGATCTATACGCCCGCGTTCGTGAGGAAGTGGAATCCAGTGATGAATATCGGCGCGCGCCCGAGAGTGTGAGGGTTGAAGTCCTTTCTGCTCTTGAGGCGAGGCGGATCAACATCGCGAAGCTGGGGAGCGCAATATGAACGCCGTTCCGAAATGCACAAGCTGGCTCGGACATAAGTTCGAGGGTCGGTATTCTTACACCAATCCGGCTCTTGTAACGCTCATGAACCGTGCCAGTGAGATCAACAACCTACCGCCCTCCATGGTGGTTAACATGCGGGATGCGACCTACCACTGCGATGTGTGCGTCCGGTGCGGCCACGTCATCGAGCCCCACGTTGAAATCACAAATTCAGCGGAGGGGAAGTAATGGAAAAGATCGTTCTCCGCCGCGAAGGCTCCCGTCTTGTTCCACCGTCCCCCGATTGGGCCGAACTGCTCATGGAGTTGCCAGAGGGTGTGGATCTGAATTGCACCATAACCCGCGCCCGGTCGATTCCCCAGCTCGGGACGTACTGGGGAAGCCTGCCCTTCGCGCTCCATCATGGCCCCGAATGGATGAGCGCGCAATGGTTGAGCAAAGACGAATTGTCGGACGCGCTCCAGATCGAAGTTGGGTTCGTGAACCAGATCAAGTTGGCCAACGGTTCGATCATCGGCGTTCCGAAGTCCAAGAGCTTCGCAGAGTGTCCGCAAAGCACGTTCAACGAATTTTTCAACAAGGCCCAAGACAAGCTGACCGAGTGGTGCGGCTTCGATGTCGTGACCGCATATATCGATGAGATGAAAGCGCGCGGGCCGCGCAGGAGGGCAGCATGACCGCTCATGTACGCATAGGCAAGATCAAGCCCCGTCACCGGAAGGGCGAAGGGCCAATCGGTTATGTCCGTCGCGTGAAATACCTCCAGGTTCACGCCGAGCTTACCGCGTGGAAAGCGTCAATGATCCTCGACGGAGGGCGCACAGAGGCACGATTAAGGGGGGAGGCACGGTGAAGGTTCTTGTCTGTGGTGGCCGCAAATATGACGACGCCGCCAAGGTCGATGCTGTTCTGAGCAAGCTTCACGCCGAGGCCGGGATCGAGAGGGTTATCGAGGGTGGCGCGAAGGGGGCCGACTATCTGGCCCGTCAGTGGGCGCTGAGCAATGGGGTCATTTCCAGCGTGTTCTTTGCCGACTGGGAGAACCAAGGCAGCTTTGCTGGACCGGCCCGCAATCAACGGATGCTGGACGAAGGGCAACCCGATCTGGTCATCGCCTTTCCGGGCGGACGCGGCACAGCGGATTGTGTCCGCAGAGCCCGCCGAATGGGGTTCCAGGTTGTGGAGATTGCCGATGGTTGAGCAGCACCTCATCACCCCCACCAAGCGCAGGTCGATGACGAAAGCGCGCGCGGCCAAGATATTCTTACGCGAGCAGGGCAAGTGCTACATTTGTGGCGTCAAGCTGCGCGTGAGTGTCGATCCTTACGAGATCGAACACCCCGAAGCGCTGTCTCTCGGCGGCTCTGACAATGACGAAGACCTGCGCGTGGTCTGCCTCCCCTGCCATAAGCCAAAGACCGCACAGGACGCCGCTAAGCGCGCCCAGCGCAATGCCGTCGTCACAAAGACCTGGAGCCGCCCGGAAACCCGCAAGAGCGCGCTGGCTGGTCCCGACATCAAATACTCACGCGCCCGAGGATGCCTTGTCGATAGGCGTACCGGCGAACCTGTTCAGGAACAATAGCATGACCACCAACATGGACGATAAGGAATTGATTGCAGCGCTCCGAAAGGCTGTAGAACACACAGCGATTGTCGGGACTGGAACTTTCACTGACATGATAAATCTCGCCGCCGACCGCCTCGAAGCCCTCCAAAGTGCCAGCGTGACGGTGAAGCTGCACGGACCCTATGGCTGGCTGAATGGCCACCGGGCGTTGAACGAGGAATACTGGCACCTAGAGAGAGACCCGGAGAGCAGCGAGGAATATTTCGCCATTCCGCTCTATGCGCTGTCTGACCCTTTTGTCGAGATCGGCCTCAAGGGCCCCGATCCAGCCACCCCCGATCAGCTTGAGGTGGTGAAGGGTGAGGACGTCACGGCGCTGGTAGAATTTTTTCGAGTGGCGCAAATGGATGGCTGCACCGATGATCCAACCGACGACGAAGACGCTAGTATAGGTTGGATTGGCGACAAAAACATGTCCATGACGTTCGGCCACATTCGTCGCGCCGCAGCCGCAGTTGAAGCCCTAACCACTTCCGACCCCCAACCAGTGAAGGATGATTGGCGCTGCCCGGAATGCCGCTGCACCACTTACGCCCGCTGCGATGAGCAGAAGTCTGACGGCACGTTTGGCCCCGGCTCTATCGTTCGTTGCGTCAACTGCAAACTTGAGCAGGAATGGCCCCCCGCCCCGGAGGTTGCCAGCGGGGATCAGATGGAGCGGTTTCGCCCCGGAGGAAAGTACACCAAGCACATGGTGCCAGACCCTAACGGGGAATGGGTCACCCTCGACGCTGCCCAGAACGCGATCACCGCAGCCAACGAAAGAGCAGAGCGGTTGGACCAAGCCGCAAGGGCAGGTCTTCGCGCTCAAGTCGCATCCGAAGCCCTCGTCACAACACTATCGGAGGCGCTGGAGCCGTTTGCGCTTATAAGCACCGAAGGCGTCGTTAAGCAGAGGGGTGGCCACGCCCGAGTTGTGGTTGCCGCTGATTATTTCCACAAAGCTGCCGAAGCCCTCGCCGCCCTGCCAGCCAAACAGGGAGAGCATAGCGATGAAGCCTGAACAGCCAATCGGTTACCTTTATCATGGCCCAAAAGGAGGGCTGATATTCGTAGAGCAAAAACCATCCTGGTACGCTGAACCCGTTTACTCGTCAGACTCCCTCCTCACCGCCCGCAATCAAGGTCGTGATGAAGCGGCAGAGGAGATGCAGAGCCTAGAAGAAGTTTGGGCAATGCATGAAGCGCTTTGCGATGTTTGGGGTGGCGACAACAGCTACGAGGATGCGGTTGTAGAGTTTCGGGCGCTTCTGAAGTCGTGGGGGTGGGACAACTTCGCAACAGTAACCCCAGATTTCGCGGGCTCATACATCACAGCCATGACCACCTATGCCCTGCGTGATTATATGAGTGCCCGCACCGCCCTCCGCAAGTCACAAGGGGAGCGGTGATGGGCATGCGAGAGAAAATTGCACAGTCGATCTACGACAAAGCGACCAGTTTAGACGGCGATCAGATAGCAGTCCATCTTGGAAATTCAATGCACATAGACGGAAGTGCCCGAGATGCCGCAGACCTTAAGCGGATCGTCATGGGTGTTTGTCTTGATGCAGCCGACGCCGTTCTCGATGCGCTCATGGAGCCGACTGAGGGGATGATCGAAGCCGGAATAGAAACGCATGAAAAAGACTGGCCAAACCGCGTGACCGGTGAACGCCCTTTAGTCGCGTCGTTCCGAGGCATGATCCGAGCAGCGAGGGACGGCAAATGACCCAATCCCTAATCTGGTCCATGAGCATCGGCCTATTGGTTGGCGTCCTTGTCGTCATAACCGGAGAGTACGTGACGATTCCCATGCTGCATCTCGTGGTGGGAGGGTGAGATGGGCCTATTGACACCAGCACAGGTTCGCGCCGAACTTGGCATCTCGGATCGACAGTTGCGTGACCTAACCGACGATGGCGCCCTGCCCTTCATCAACATTGGCAGGGGAAGTCGTCGCGCCGCCCGGTACGATCCATCGGACATTGAGGCATTCAAAGCGCAGCGAAAGAACCAGATATGTCGGTCTTCAAACGCCCCGGCTCGCAAACGTACTCCTATGACTTCCAACTTGGGCGTCTTAGATTTTCAGGAAGAACGGAAGCGACTACGAAGCGCGAAGCGGAGCGCATAGAGGCTCAAGAGCGCAAGAAAGCCGAGGCCATTGTCGCAGAGGAGCGGGCGCTTGAAAAGCCCTCAACCTGGGGGCAAGCCGTCACGCGATACTGGCGGGAAAAGGGCCAACACCTCAAGAACGCCGCCACCGAACTGGAATATCTCGACTGGCTGACCAAAGAGATCGGCAAGGGCCGACCATTGATCGAGGTCGATGATAACGTCATCGCCTTTCTGGTCGCAAAGAAGCGCCAGCAAAAAGACACCCGATTCAGCAAGAACAAGGATAAGGCGCGCCTTATAGGCCCGCGCGCCGTCAACGCCGCCGTTCCCGAAGCCGCCCGAAAGGTTCTGACCCGCGCGCGGAAAGTCTGGAAAGTGCGCGTCTCGGAAATCGACTGGTCGCAACACATGCTCAAGCAGAACGCCGGGCGCGTGCGTGAGGCGTCGAAGACCGAGGAAGCGGAATTGCTGGGGGAGTTGGGGCGCGGCTATGACGTGGCGGTCAAGTTCGCCATCCTGACCGGGTGCCGTCGCATTGAGGTCTTGGGGCTGCGATGGAAGCACGTCGATTTTTTCAACCGGCGCTTCTCTGTTACAGGGAAGGGCGACAAGTCGCGTTTCATCCCCATGACGAGGCAGACATATGACCTGCTTTGGTCCGTGAAAGACCATCACCCAGAAGTCGTTTTCACCTATCAGGCGGCGCGGACAAGGCGCTATGGCGACAGGAACGTTGTCCGGGGCCAGCGATACCCGCTGACCGATTCGGGGCTCAAGTCGCAGTTCCGTCGATCGCTGGGCAAGACCGACATTGAGAACTTCCATTTCCACGACACGCGCCACACCATGGCCAGCCGTCTCGTGAGGCGAACCAAAGATTTATTGGCCGCGAAGGAATTGCTCGGTCACGCGCGCCTGACCACGACGCAGATCTACACTCACGCCATGGAGGAAGATTTGCGCGCTGCGCTCGAAATGACCGAAAGTCCCACCGAAATCACCACGAGCGTTGATGAGGATGAGGATAACGCATTGCAGCAAAAGGACAAACAGGGGTAA